AGCTTTTTTATGTTTGCTTCTGAAAAAGGAGCTTCAAGTTCTCTAACTTTTTCACCTTTGTATCTTACTGTTAAATAGTAATCCGTAAATTCCAACATATAGTCTGTTGTAGGCTGGCTGAATGCTATTATTCTTGCTTTATGATTCTTTGCCGTCGTACCTTTATTGGTTGTCCCCATCCGCTTATAAATGCTTCCATAAGGCTTTACCGTTCCATTTACACAATCTTTCAAGAAGGTTCTATATTTATCCATATCAAGCCGGGCCAGAACATCAGGAGACGCTATCCCACCAGTAAAATTATTTAGCAAATCCCTATACACTACCAGCACCCCCTAAAAATCTTTGGTTCTGGCCGCAGCGTCTGCTTGCGCTCATTATTATTGCCGGCTGACGCTTTAGCATAGGCAAGCTGAAACAGCTGATACTGCGTTTCCGCACTTCCAGAAGATCCACTGACTACAGTAGAAAGCATATAGGCTAGATAACGGACTAGCGCTTCCGTGAACAGTGGCGGCCAAAACTGCGGATTGTCTATGTATCTGGTATATTCAATCTCCAAATGTTTTGCTTTAGTTGCAAATACTTGTACGAATAAATCTTCCTGCGGCGCTTTTATTTTGACGCTCATTATCTCATAACCGTTATCATTTTCAGGTTTATCCCATTCAAATACTCTGCCGTCAAGCACAACGCTCCTAACCCGTACCGCATCACTTGGATATTTGAAATAGTTCAGTTTCTCCTTTGGCAAGTAGCTCTTATCAAGTGTCTTCACATCCAGTCTGCTTATTGTTCTTCTGATCTTCGCAAAACTCCAGTTACTCATTGCCAGCAGCTGACTTAACGCAAACGGGAACATCTTGTCACATTGCCTAGCTTCTTCTGTTCCGTCTTTCAAACCGATTATAGGCCGTACTTTCAGCTGTACCAGTGCTAAATTACATATATCAACTATCGAATACTGCATATTATTACCTCCCTCTTCCAGAAGCAGCATTTCTGCTGCCTTTGGAAGAAAGAGCGGGACTTACCCCGCTCACTCTTATTGATCTTCTTTTTTGGAAGTAGTTACTTTACTTCCAGCAATTAACCTAAAACAGTTATCCGGAAAAATATCCTTAGCCGCAAATTCGCACATATCACCCGGCTTGAAATTCTTGATCTGCCCGTTGATTCTTGCCTGACAGTATTTCGTGCATACATATTTAGACATTTAAACCAACCCCCAAAGGAGAAGCAACGCCGTAGACGATGCCTGCTGTAATCTTGCCGCTGTACTCGCCTGCTGCAGATGCAAAGATGTAACGCCCCGGAATAGTCGGAATAGGAGCGTAACCGAGCCGGCTTCCTTCTTTGACCGTAACTTTAAAAAGTTCTTTTTTATCTGTGCCCTCTGCGGTATTCCCTGCGCTGACGGTCACAGTTATGTCAGCTGTAGCCAACCCATCAAGAGATACTCCATATTGGGCATTAGGATAAATAGTATTGGAGAAAGAGGCTCCAGTATCAATAATCTTTGGCAAATCGCCTGCCGCATAATCAGCTGCGATTGCATTTGCTGCCTGTACATCATATTTCATAATCTATCACTCCTCGTATAATAAATTTCAAAGTTAAGGCCGCATTATGCGGCCTATATTAAATAACACGCGCTTCGTTCATGTGGATCTGATCTACACGACGGATAGGCATTTCATCAAAGGTCATTAGCTTGCGACCTTCGATACCTTCCAAACGCGGCTTGGCAGTGGAATAATCAAACATCGCTCCGAGCTGACGATTAGACACAATATCCTGACGCAGCTTGGTTCTCACTTTGCGATTCATATAAATCGCTGGACGGCCAGTGCTGGTATTATGCAGACGCTCAGAAGCTTCGATCATCAAGTTGATAAGTTTGCCGCTTTCAATTGTGTTGATATCAATATTACAGATACGTACTACCTGACGCAGATCTTTTACAACTAAGCCGGAAGCCCAGCTGAAAGAAGTCTTGATGCCCGGCATATAACCAGCACCTACTGCCATAGTATCGTCCTCAACAACGGCGCCCTGCTGCAGACCTGCCTTAGATCCTTTGGGATAGAAAGTATATACGCCGTTATCATAGCTCCATACCACGAACCAGATAGAAGTAAGATTAGCACTTGTACCACCTGCATCTAATACATATTCCGAAGTTTCCGGAAGGATTCCGTCAGTCTTACGGGTCAGTGTGCTATAACGTTCTGCTAGTCCCAGCATACGGTCTTTACCGTCAGCAGTACCGCCATAAATCATGCTGCGTGCCATAGCCTGATTGATTGCTTCGATTTGCGGCCGGGACTGTGCCAGCAGGAACCGGTTACGCATTCCATTCAACTCGTACAGTGCCTTATCGATAACTACAGGACGGTAGAACATCGCACTGTAATCAGTCATCGCAGCAAAGCTGCCAGGCTCCGGTTTAATTACGTCATTGTAATAACGCAGTGCTTCACCGGGTAGAGAGGTACTGATTACTTCTTTGTTGCTATCGCCGTTGTTAGCTTCTACTACCACAGAATCTTCCAAAATCTCATTGGTCTCAGCCAAAAGATTTACGATAGCGTTTTCTTTCAGCTGCCCATCAGGGGACAGCACCGCCATCACGTCATGAATTGTTGGATTGAGTTTTTCTACTACTTCTGCCATTTAAGTCACTCCTTTTTATTTAAGTCGCCGAACATAATGTCGGCCAGACTGGGAGCCGCTTTACTAGCCCCAGTGCCGCCGCTCATAAGGTTACCGTCCTCTCCTACAAGAGGATGCAGCGCCTGCATGAGCTGAATAATTTTAATATTGCCTTGAATGCCTGCCATATCGATGACCTGCTTTAAACCGGGGATTTTACTCTCCAGTGCATTCATAGTCACATTGGCCTCACTGATTGCTTTTTGGTATTCCGGCGTTACGTTATCAAACGTGGCTCCGAAATGTTTTAATGCTTCTTCTGTATTGGCAGTCATAAAATTAGCCCTCGCATTACATACATAATCGAGAGCTTTTTTTGCCATCTCCGGATCGGTGATCCCTATAGCATTCAATTCTTTTGTACACTCTGCCACAATCTCCGGCGTCGCCAAATCCCCTAACCGCTCAATAATTTCAGACTTTACAAAAGTCTCATCAACTGTTTGGTCAGACTTATCGTCCGCCTTCTCAGGTTGCTTTCCATGTTCAGACGCAGGTTCTTGCTCCGGCTCTTTTTCAATCTCCGGTGCTGGCTCTGTTTCCTTCTGCTGTTCCTGTACAGGTTCTGCCGGCTGTTCCTCATTCATGTTATTGTTGAGGTCATTTACTTCTTCCATCTTTGTAACTCCTTTCAAAATTTGCTTCTTGTTCGCGTATCCAGGCGAAGCGTTCTCCCTCAGCTCTAAGAAGCTGCAGTACTCCATCTTCTCCCATTTTGCGTATCTCATCCGTTACCACAAGCACCGCTTTCCTTGCGCCTTCTTTTCGGTAGGTATCAGCGTTGCCGGTAAAGGTAGAGGCATAATAATAATTTGATACCATAAGCTTAGTTAAAAACCATCTGCCCCGTTCATCACTGAGCAGAAACTCATAAGCTTCTTTGTCTTTTACTCTGGCCTGCGCTTTTAAAAAGTCATTACAGGCTTCCTTTTTCTCCAGCTCTTTCATCTTTGCTACATTTCTTGTCGGTATCATACGCCACCCCGCAAACTGCTGAGTAAATTATCCAACGGTGCTACGCTGCCGTTGTCTGCCATCTCCTGAAGATTGGCCGCTGCCTGTGTGACATTAGGTAACGCCTGCGCTACCGCCATATCTTCCTGCATCTGTTCCTGCTGTTGGGCTGCCTGAGCCTGCTGCTGCTGAATTTCAGCGTATTCCTCGTCCGTGTAGAGTATCTCACTCTTCACGCCCAAATCATCTATCCACTTACGCAGGAACACACTTTCATTAAGCATATTCACTACGCCAGGCTTAAGTTGCGCCGTCTGGCCTATTGCTGCCAGCGCTGACTCATAATCTTGTACTCCGCTCATCCTCTGCAGTTTGGCCAGCGGTGATACATATTCGATTTCCAGCTCCATACCGTCGTATTCAGGCGGCATTTCAAAAACACCGTTTTGCGTATAAATACCATAGACCCGTTTTATATCACGGCTCAGTACCTCTGTGTTAATACGTGTAACTACCGGTGTGAGCTGCTGCATCTTCTCCTGCTGCCTCAAACTCCATTCGTAAGCTGTACGACCTGTATTATCAAACTTCTGCTGTTCAAGCATCGCAAACAGATTTGTATTATAGGCTGCGTTGATTTTATCTTCTCTTATTGCCGCCATCTCATACACTTTGTCGAACACCGGCGCTATGTCAAACAGCGACTGGACTTTTCCAAGCTGCATATCTACCTCTGTTATAGCACCAGGCCTGTAATCTGGGTCAGTACCTGTAGGAACCTGCAGTGCCGGATTATAAAACAGCTCCATATTTCCTGCTGCAGCTTTAAGTAAGTCAAACATCACCCTGTTGTCGCTGTCTGCAAACCAGCCGGGACCAATGCCATAATCGCTATTAGGAATAGCAAGATAACGCATTATTGTAATCGGACAGGTTTCAAAGCCTCCTACATGGATAAATTCCTTATCGCTGCAGTCCAGCCAATAAAGCGACACATAGCGTTTTCCCTTTGGTCCTAACGCCTTATTGTCATAAGCAGGATTCTTAGTCATAAGCCAGTAGACTTTCATAAGGCGGCCGCTGTTTTTGCCGTCCTTGTACTCCTGCTGTTGCTTTTCAGGCAGCGCTTCAAGCCCAAACTTACTTACTATCTTAGATAAGCTCATTTCCTTTTTGACTGAAAAATGCGTTACTTCCTGCCACGGATCTAGTGCGTAAGCGTATGAGCCAATAGAATAATTTTCAAACACCATACCTCGCTCCGGAATAAAGAAACTCCCGCGCGGAGACTGCCCAAAGGAAAGCTCAAGATTAGCGCTGTAAATCGATGAATAGAAATTGCTGGCGTTAAGCGCTTTATTAATCGTATCCCTTTGGTCCTGCAAAATAGCTTTCAGGGTCTGGTCATCCTCTGCGAAGCGTGACTGCAGATCAAACCATTCCACAGTTTGGGGAACAGATCCGTTCGTCATACCTCCGGCAAATATCTGCGCTGCTCTCCACGCTGTCCCGTCGATAATCCCTGCATCACGCTTTATCATCTTGTCCCGTCCGTCTAGCTCACCTAAAAAAGGTATTTGATACTGCTGGATACGGCGCCACATCACAAGACAGTTCTGGTAATCCTTAGCGTTGAACAGTTCGTCGTGTATGCGTTTTGCTTCTTCAAGTTTCATTACATCTGTTTTCATCGCTTACACCCCGAATGTTTCGCCGCTGGTCACGCTGCCCTGTGTTGCTGCGAAGTTAAATTTCTTTTTGTTTTTGCGCTGCTGGTCAAGTGCGCTTGTCCCGTCCGTCCTGCCGCTTACATCTGTAGCCGCTGCCGCTACCTTAGGAACCTCAGTTGCAGGTGTGCCAAACAACTTATTTGTTAATCCACTCATTGCCCTCACCTCCTTTTAAAGCTTTGCCAGCGGATTATAATTTCTTGCACTGCCTTGCTGCCTGCTCCTTTTCAGCAGGTCAAGCGCCGGCGTACTAACTTTCATCTCACGTCCAAACGTCAGCGCCAAGGCATCCGCTCTGTTAGGGCTAAATGGCATATCTCTTTTACGCTGGAGTTGTAATTGCCCACGGTCATTGACATATGCTTCAGGCATCATAAGCTCTGCAGCAATCTCTCTGTCCAGTTCATCCAAACAGCCACCGTTAATAAGCCATTGCTTCATTCTGTCCCACATTTCCATGCGTTTATTAGCATAATGATTTCTGCTAGTAATAGAAGAATTTACTAAGTGCCAATTACGCCCCATGTATTTACCAGCAGAATAAATGCCCTGACCGTAACCAAAATCTATGTTGACCTGCTGTGCTTTATACTTATCTTCAAACAGAGCTACCTTTTCAGCAAAAGCAAAATTATCGTCGCTCTTCGGCTCTTCGTAAAGCAGCTTGCTGAGGTTCCCCTTACGCAGATAGATAACTGCTGCATCCTTACCGCCCCAAGCTGGGTCAACGCCGATAATAGCAGGTGCAAACTCTACGTCTTTGCCCGTAATGCTTCTTGACTGCGCAGCTTCTATTACATCGCGTCCAATAAACTGCAGCTCGCTCGAACTCGGCGGCTCACCCAAGATACGAACTTTAACGAAGTCGCTCTCAATACCGTATGTCTCAATCCACTCATTGAGCAGCTGCTTATTCGTTATCTCTACTGTCCTGCTGTCTATTTTCCGCGTATGCCAGCGGTGACGCTCTTTGCCTAAACAATCCGCGAAGCGTCCTATGTTCTTAGTAGGATTACCAAAAACCAGCCACAAAAGCTCAGTGTCTGAATCTGTCATCGCGCCCTCAGCAACTTCCCAGATAACGTCTTCTATCTCGGACGCCTCATCAAAAATAAGCAGTATCCGATTCCCCTGATTATGCAAGCCTGCAAATGCTGCGGGATTACTCTTGCTCCACGGGATAGCGTCTGCGCGCCAGTTTTTGTCGTGACCTTCTACTACGCTATACATAGACGTTGCAGTATATACAAACATCTCACTCGCTATATTAAGCCTGTGCCACTTACCAAGCTCTGGCCATGTTTTAGTCCGCAGTTGCGTGTCCGTATTTGCTGTGACAACTACCCTTGTATCTGCCCGGGTATACATAGCCCATTCAATGAGCCACGCTACTACAGCGCTCTTACCAATCCCGTGTCCTGATGATATTGCGTTTCGAATAAGCCTGCACGGGTCATCCCTCATACTGGCTGCAAGCTTCCATAAGCTCAAGTTGCCATTTTTGCGGCCATTTATTCTCCAGTTCTCCTTCTCCCCATGGATACATGGCCTTCACAAATCCCGCCGGGTCATATTCAAACTGTGCAATAAATTCGATTAATTCTTTTTCTATCATGATTTACCACCCTCAACGCGTCCCTGGGCTTTCTTAAGCACTGTTACTATATCTACTTTCCCGGAATGTTCTACTTGCTGCTGATCTTTCCACCCAAAGTTATTTTTTAAATTAAAAATGACGCCTACAACATTCTTCCCATCAAGCAGCCTCTGTTCAAGCGATTCTTCTATTTTCGTTTTCGCTTTTTTTATAGCGTCAGAAAATTCACTTTCTTTTTCATACTGCAAAAGAGTTTCTCTTGTCATCCCCAAACCTAATGCTAACCCAGTAATAGTGTATCCAAGATCGGCTTTGTCTCTGCTTTCAAAATATGCGTCTATCTTTCTCTGCATTTCAGTTACGTTATCAAACTTCTTAGGTCTTCCTCTTGCCATTTATCCCACCACCTTTGCAAATAAAAAAGCACCTAACCGAAGTTAAGTGCCTTTATATTAAGTTTTATGCTAAATTTTGATATATATTGCCGTGTTTTATCGGTTTTTTAATGCCGAATTATTCATATAGATTAAATGGTAATTAAATAAGCCGCTGTATTACCCCAACGGCAGGGCAGTGTTCAAGCGCTAAGCCTGAACGTTTCACCTTTGCAGGTTATCCCGTTACTAGGTTTCCTTGCGATGTTTTGAT